GTACCCGGAGCTATTACCTTGGAAGAACTCCAAGGCATCGGCAAACCGATGCGCTCGTCTAAGAACTGGTTTGAGACCAACGTGGTGGGCAAGACCCCCGAGCAAGTGCAAGCCATGGTCGACGCAGACCCCAAGCTTGTCGAAGGCAAGACCGACCGGGCCAAGGTATTGCGCGAAATCCTCGCGCCTAAAGCGGCAGAATTCGTGGAGGCTCCTAGTGACACAACAGCTACAGCGACAGACGTTCAACCTAAGCGATCGCGTAAACGAAGCGCAGCTGAGCCTAGCGTGGGCGCACCTGTCGAGCCCATTGAGCAGCCCGATGCCGCAGGAATTAAAACACCTGACACCGCTGGAGTGGTACCTAGTGACGGACCTGCTGGAGCAAAACCTAGCGTTGCGCGAGCTGCTCCCCCTGCAGTAACCGAGCAGGACGCTGCGTTTGACGAGTTGGTGCGTGCTATGCAGGATGTAAAGGCTCCGGGGTACGACGAGGCCAACCAAATTTTGGAGGCCAACCGCAACAACCCAGCGTTCCTGAAAAAGTACGACGCTGCAGTACGCCGCGCCCAAGGCTTGCCCCAAGCGGAAGAGGCCCAACAGGCACCTGCGCCCCTACCAGAAACCCCGAAGGGTATGCCCCCACGCCGCGCCGACGCGCAGCCAGCCCCAGCAGCCGATGCTCAGCCGGTAGACCGCACACGGCTAGAGCCTATTGGGACACTACCCGGCGGCGTGGCAGCGCGCGGCGCGCAGCAGATGATCGAGCCTATGTCAGACGCGGAGGCCCGCAAGCTGGTGGTGGCACGTCAGGCACAGGCTCTAAAGGAGTCGCGTGCGCAGCAAGACGCGCCGGCACAGCCAAAAGACAGCCTCACAATGCCGTTGTTCCCAGAGGGTCCCCAAGTTGCGGTAGACGGCACCGGGCGGGGCGTAGCCACGCAACCCCTGACCGCGGCGGCGCAAGCTGGAGATACCCGTGCGGCGCTCCAAGAGATTGCCACAGGCAAGGGGTTCAGCCCAATCGACAAGTTGGTTGCCAACCGACTGATGCGCAACAAGAACTTGCCAAAGGTGACAGTGAACCCGGCGCTAGATGCGTCTGGCCAATACATCCCCAGTACGGATACGGCAATACTGCGCGAGGTTGATTCGCACACGGTCTTGCACGAGACAGTGCATGGTTTCGTTCACCGCTTGATTGCCGCGGAGAACGCCGGTACCGTACAGAACGCCGGGGTGCGCAAGCTGCGCGCTGTGATGGACTACGTGCGCAAGGCCAACCCTGCACTGGCCGACACCTACGGCCTGAAGAACCTGAGCGAGTTTGCATCGGAGGCCATGTCCAACCCCGAGTTCCAAGCGGAGCTGCAGAAGATTCCGTACCAACGCACCAATGCGTTCACTGCGTTTGCCAAGTCCGTGCTGCAGATGTTGGGTATCAGTCCTACGACTGAGAACACCGCGCTGGCCGAGGCCCTCATCGCCGTAGATTCCATGCTGGACACTGGCCGGGACATGCAGATTGCCGAGGCAGGTACCAACGTAGAGCCCGGTATGGGTGACGAGCCCGCGGTACGCAAGCAGTCCAAACAGGCTATGAAGCCAGCCACCAAGTCCGACTTTGACGAGATCGTAGAGTCCAGTGAGCTCATGAAGGACGAACCCGGACTCATCAAGACCGCGGCTAAGCAAATGGTAGAAGCGTTTACTACGGCTGAAGGGGTGACGTTTGGCGATCGGTTCCGCACCTTGACGGCTGACGCGGGCGCGTCGATGGAGACCAAGATCAACCTGCTGTTCGACGGCGCAGTGCGCACTGCCAAGGGTATCTTGAACCCTATGGGTCTGTACCGTCAGGCACAGGACACCAGCAAGCTACTGACTACATGGTTTACGGACGGCTCGCTGATCAAGAACAAGGAAACCGGCCAGTACGAAACCGGCGTCGAAGACGGCGTCCCCTCCATGAAGGAGGTGCTGACCGACGTGCAGACATGGGCCAAGAGCAAGGGCATCTCATTTGACCGCGGCATGGCGCAGTTCTCCAAGATGTTGGAAGCATTGCGTCTGGACGCGCTTCGCAAGTCGAACGCTGCTGGCGAAACTAAGTTCTCTATCAACAAGCTGTCGCTAAAAGACTCCCGCACCGCCGACGAGCAGATCGACGTTGCACTGGCAGAGTACGCCGCCAATCCTGAACTGGCCCTGATCAAAGCCAAGATGGACAAAATGCGCTTCGAGCTGATCGACAAGATGGTGTCTGTGGGGCGTTTGACCCCCGAAGAAGGTAAGGCATGGAGAGATGCCACCGACTACGTGCCGTTCGACCGCATTGAAGAATTTGCTACCAAGTTTCGCTCTTCTAAGCGCACAGGCGGCGGTATTGCACAACTGGGCAAACTGCCTGAGCTCGTAACGACCCAAGAGCGCGAAGTAGGCGATGTGCTGAACAACTTTACCAAGACCGCTGGGTGGATGCTGAACCAAATCGTGCAGCAGGACGCTACGCTCACCACACTGCGTATGATGGAGGACATGGGCTACGCCAAGTTTTTGGGGCAGCGCGCTGGCGCAGCGCCCACTGAAAAGCTCGTGCAGTCCTACGTCAAAGGTGAGAAAGTATTCTTCGAGCTGCCATCTCGCTGGGACGTATTAGCGTTTAAAGACATGGCGCAGCCAAAAGGCGTGATCGTTGATTTGTTTTCGGGTCCGTCCAACTTGCTGCGCAAGACCATTACGTCTATGCCTCCCTTCGCGGTGCGGCAGGTTATCAACGACATCCAGCGTGCGTTTGCAACGTCTGGGGTGCAGAATCCCTATGCCATCATTCTGCCGGCACTGCGCAATTTTGTGACGATCGCCGCGTATGAGGTCATGGGCAAGCGGCACCCATCAGTGGAGAAGTTTGGCCAGCTAGGTATCACCGGCGACTACGATTTCGACACGCGCAACCCCATGGACTCCATCATGTATGACTTGGGGTTCAAGGCACGGGGGCCGCTTAAAGGGTTGCTGCACAAGCTCGACGGCATCACCCGCGCCTCTGACTTGGCTGTGCGTAAAGCAATCTACGAACAGACCATGAAGGAATCGCAGGACGACGCCCTGCTGGCGCAGACTCGGGCCCGTGAGTTCATCAACTTCCGACGCCGCGGCGCTGGGGCTATCATGCCCACGCTGACCGCTACTATCCCGTTCTTCAACGCCTACATACAAGGTATGGACGTGCTGTACCGTGCAGCGACCGGCAAAAGCGCAAGTGCATCGGTGGGTAGGGCTCAGGCACGGCGTTTGTTTGCCAGCAAGGTAGCCACCATGGCTATGTTCTCCGCTATCTACGCAATCATGATGAGCGGGGAAGATGAGTACGAAGAAGCCGACCTGCGCACCCGCAACAACAACTGGCTGCTCCCCGGTGGGTTTAAGCTCCCAGTGCCAGAAGAACTGTCTGCGATCTACAAGGTGCCCGTTGAGATGGCGCTGGAGTATTTCCGTCGCAACGGCACGCCAGAGGATATGGAAGCTGCCGAAGCGTCGATCACGGCCCTCAAGTATGCGTTCGAGCAGTACCTCGGCCGCACGGTGCCTGTCCCTGCTGCGATCAAGCCAGTATTGGAAGCGTGGACAAATTACTCGTTCTTTACTGGCGAACAGCTCGAAGGCACGTTTCAGCAGGAATTGGTATCGAGCCAGCGCGTGCGCTCAAACACCAGCGAGTTGGCCAAGGCGATTGCAAACTTCACCAGCAGCACGTTTGGTGAGGGAGCGACCATCTCTCCGATCAAGATCGACAACTTCCTGCAAGGCTACTTCGGCTCGGTCTCAGGCATGCTGACGATGGCTACCGACCAGTTGATCAACCCAGACCGCATCGACCGTCCGATGAACAAATACTGGATGCTGAGCAACTTCTTGTATGACCCAGTCGGCACGCGCCGGGTCAACGAGTTCTACGATATGCGCGAGAAAACCGTGCCCAAGCTCAACACCATGCGGGAGTTGGCCAAGTACGACCCAAACCGCGCCGAAGAGTACATGAAGGTGCATGAGCAGGATTTGATTCTGGCGCAGGGCATCAACTCAGCACTGGCTGAGCTTTCGGACACCCGGGGGTACAAGAACTTCCTCAACAGCAAAGCCTCGGCAGCTTCTATGAGCATGGAAGAGCGCAAAGCGCAACTGGAAAAAGTGCGCCGCATCGAAGTGGAGTTGGTTGGCTGGCTGCGTGAGGCTCGCGCCTCGATACGTAATCAGTAAACCCGCCAGACCCGCACGCCGTACCGCCCGTACTCACACCGGGCGCGTACTTCGAACTCCATGTTCAGCTCTCGTGCTGCGTCCACCAGTGCCTCTTCGGCTTGTTTCGGTGTAGCTGTGGTTGGCATGAAGAAGGACGCGCCCCGGGTGAGGCGCTTCCAGTTGATCAGGTACTCCGACCCGTTCAGGGTAATGATGTCAACCGGCGGCGGTTCCGTTTTCGGCGTTGATTGCATTCATCACCCCCAGTTTCGCGCCGTCAAACACGTAGCATCGGGTTGGTGAGCCGGCCATGTTGCCGATGGCACCCGCGGCGGGGCGACGCACAACTGTCCACTCCGAGCCTTTGGCGGGCACCTTGAGAACTCCCGATGCCTTGAGTGCGTGCAAGCTTGAGCGGAAGTCCACCCGGCGCTCCACAAAGTACTTGCGCAGGTCTTGGGCCACGATGACCAGCTCCCCGGTGTCCGGCTCGTATCGCATGCGCAGCTCACCACGCGGCATCTGAACGGGGGCTGCAATGTCTGCGCCCTTATTGCCGTTGATGATCAGGGTGTTGTTCACGTTCTCGTTGATGAACTTGGCCAGCGTCTCTTGGGCCAGCACCTCGGTGTTACCCACGGTCGTGCTGTTGGCTTGCTTGATGCTGCCTACCGTGGCGATGGCGTATTGGTAGACACGCTCCATGTCAATGCTGTGCAGACCTATACGGCGTCCGATCAGCGCGGCGGTGAATGCCACGGCCAGCACAGCGGAATAGAAGCGGTCACCGCGCACCAGACCCATCTCAGCGTCGACCTTGGCTTGCATCTTCTGCAGCATGTTCTCCACCCAGTCCCGGTGGTTCATGACGTACTGTATGAAGACCGGTCCCGCCAAACCGTAGTTGTCGGCCAGAGGGGCGAACACCTCGTCGGACTCTGCTTTGGGCACGCCGGGAGGAATGCTGATGTGCAAGTCGATCACCCGCTTGAGTTCTCCATCCACCGCCGAGCGGAAGGTAGAGAGTGCGTCAGCCATCACAGCGTTGCTGGAGGTAACAGTAAACGAGCACCATGAGGTGTTGTTCGTGCGCAGTTTGTTGGTTTGAGGGTCCATGCGGTGTGCACCACGGCCAGTCGTTGCGCCGTACACGATGGTGGAGATACCCTCGGGCGTTTCGTTGGTCATCTCGTCGATGGTCATGCAGATGCTGTTGAGCGTGCCCAGACGGTGAAACTTCGACGCGGTGGTGTCGCGTTGGCCCATGAGCAGCTCAGAGGGGTGTCCGAAGATCGAGTTGATGGCCATTTGCACGGTGGTCTTACCCGTGCCGGATTCGTTGGACACCAAGTTCAGCACTGCACCACGGACTTGCTGGTTGTTCAGCAGCTGCAGCAGGGGGGAGCCCCAACCCACAAACAGTGCGAAGGCGTGGCCTTCAAGTCCCGGGCGGTCGTAGAAGTTGATGACTTTGCACCATTCCTCCAGTGAGCCTTTGCTGTGCAGCAGTGGGGCCAAGTCCCGCGTACCGCTGGCGGGGGGTGCCAGTTTGGTTGTGTCTGCGGTGTATTCGAGTTCGCCCACCACGAAGGTGTTCTCCGAGGTCCAGCCCATCTGGCTGCGGGTGCGGTTTGATGCGAGGCGGGTTTGTAACCCGCGGATAGCCGATGCAAGGTATGCCATAAGTGTGTCTACTTGTTTGCCAAAAATAATCGCACCGTGCTTGACGAGCAAATCACGCATGCGGTCCTTGGTCATGAGAGCCGCTACGGGGGCATGGAAGCGGCGAACGCCGTCGTGTGGGAGATGTAGGTTGATACCCACCAGTTCGCCTTCACCGTCACCATGCTCGTTGGAATCATAGAACCGTGCTGTTACATATAGGTCATGTGGGTAAACTTCAATCTCTATCGGTTCACCTTCTGGCCCGGTATCTTTGCGGTACACGCCCCCCTTGGCCCCACGGAAGTACGGGAAGGGGTATGCAGGAATCTCGATAGACACGCGGGTCTGCACCACTTCGTTGTCCGGGGTGATCACGGTCTCCAGCGAGTACACGCCATCTGTGGCGGTAGCTTCCTCAATGCGTTTGCCAAGCACGATAGGGCTCGTGATGCGGTGTGTGCACCCTTCGCACCCACTGGGGTTATTTTGGCGATACCAGTCACAGGTATAGGGTTTACCCGAAGTACGTTGAGCTTTCTCCAGCGTGTTCTCGGGGGTGTAGTCCGGGTGACGCTTCGACAATGCATGGATGGCTTGCTCGGCGTCTTCACAGTTCCACGCAACCGACAGAGCCGCGCGCCACAGGGGCTCATCCAAGATTGCCGCGTCTTTTATGGCAATAGCGATCTGATTACACCCGCTCGACCCCTTGACGCTCTTGCGCACGAGGCGTTGGAAATTGCATGGGGGCAGGTCACCTTGGGCCAGTGCCGCGGTCACACCATCGTGGCCGTAGGCGCGCGCAGCGCTCAAGTCCAGCGCAGGGGTAGGGAGGAACTCCAACAGGGTCTCAAACGGCGTTTGCGCACCCCACACAGCAATCTGCACGGGGCGGGGGTTATCAGTCAGCTTGTAGTTGTAGGTGCCGGGTACGCGCAGGATACGGGCCACGTCGGCCGTGACCGACAAGTCGATGCCCAACTTGTGCTCAACGCACAGGGCCTTGAAAGCGCGCGCAGCGGGTAACCACTTGGCCACAGGCACAGCCTCAGTGAACGGCCAGTACGCATGCACACCGCCGCCTGAATGAACCACGATGGGACTTGGCAAACCCGTCTCGGCCACGAACACAGACAGAGCTTGGGCGGCATCCGCCGCGGCTTCGTAGGGTTTACCCTCACCGCAGTCAAGGTCTACAAAAAACGAACGCAGTTCGCTTGCGTCATCAGCCTTGCGGCTGTTGGCGTTGAATGAAGCCAGCGCGAAATAGGCGTCGATGCCACTGGTGTCGAGCTGGGTAGCAGCTTCTTGAACGGCGTCCAAGGAGGTAAGGAATTTTTGTCTCGTGCGTCCAGACCCGATGCCGACGACACAGTATGTGCCTCCAGAGGGGAGCACGGTTTCTAGGAATAGGTTCACGTATCCTCACGGGGTGAAGGGGGGCTAAAAGTTCCGGAGCGGCGGGCCCGTGTACCGCCTCGTCATTCGGGGATCAGCCGAATCTAGCTCCGGACCGCGGATTATGCACGAGCCCGAATGGTGCGCATTTTGTCCCGCATTCGGACAACCTTGCTCAACATCTCGGGTCGCGGGCTGCGCGTACCGGCAAACCAGCTGTACACCGTGGCCCGGGTTACCCCGAGCTTTTCTGCGACTGCTTTGACCGAGACCCCGTGCTCGATGCACAGGGAGGCCAATTCAATTGCAGGGTGTGTCTGGTCTGCGGCATACACCGCTTCCACAAACCGCATGGAAAACCCACGGTGATTAGGCATCGTCACCGCCCCAGTCTTTCAGGATATCTTCTACGGAGCCAGCAGCGGGTTCAGCCGGAGGAGCTGCTTTGGCGGCCTTTGTGGGGCGCTTCACAGGCTCGTCGACTGGGGCCGCAGCTGCGGGCTCTTGGTACTCCTTAGCACCGCCGTCATCGCTCTTGGCTTTGACCACCATCTTGAACTCGATTGCGCGGCGAACTTCTTCGCTTTGCGAAACTTCCTTGGCCACGTCCCACTCTTCTCGAGTCAAGGGGCGCACGGCGCGGAACTTCAAAACAGGGACTGCTTCAGCGGTATCGAATCGGGCTTCGGTAACCACGCCGGTGATAGGCACACCGTGACCTGCCAAAAACTTAGCGTAGGCATCCAGCGGCATCTTCTCACCATCGGCCTTGCCGAACAAGGACTTAGCGGGAAGTTGCAAACGATAGATGTTGCCTTCGAGGTCGTTCTCCAGAGCCACGGCCAGACGTCGGCTGTAACGGCATGCGCGCGATTTGCCTTCGCCGGAACCCTCGATGTTCTGTGGGCACTTGGTGCACGTCGCACTTTGGCGGGTTGCTGCGGGGACTTCATCGTTGGGGCGCTCACCATCAGCCGACCAGCAAGCGGGGGACACGTCTTTGCCTTCTTCGTACTTGCCCATGTAGAACGTGCGCGACACTTTTGGTGCAGCACCCAGCACGACGAAATTCATCGCACGGTCTTCGTTCTTGGCCACCTCTTCACCGCCGACGATCATGCGCCACACGCCGCCCTTGATGGAGATTTGTTTGCCGCCGCCGTTGCCGGCGAGGGCTCGGGTGGTTTCATCGACTTCGCGGAGGTAGTCTGGGAGGGCTACGTTGCCGGACTTAAAGAGAGTCATATTGCTCATGATTTGCTTTCGATTGGAAGGATAGGAAATTAGGCAGTGCGCCAAACGCGCACGCCGCCGGGTACGGGGAGAACAGCAAGCCGCACTCCCAGTTCTTTGTGTCGTTTGTGGAACTGCGCCACAGCAGACGAAACACGGGGCCGCACTGTCTTGATTTCATCCGCAGCACAGGGCACAAGGAAGCTGTCCTCGACTTCGGCCAGTTGGTCAAAGGGGTACACGGAGTTAGGCGCGCGTCGCGCACTAACCGGCAGGGGGATGCCTTTTTCGATTTTGAATGTCATTGTGTTCTCCGAGATTATGATCTGGCCCGGCGCACAGTGATTGCATACCGGGAGTCTACGTTGGTGCCTTCAGGCAACTTGTCTGGGTTCTGCGCAAGAAACTCTTTGAAGTTGGCTTGGGCTATGCGCCGCTCCAGAAGCTCTGGTGCGTCGTGCTCTTTGATGAAGCGGTACATGCTGTCCCAGTCGTTGGTCCAATAGCGCTCCTTGACGGTACGTGTGAACGTGCCATGCTGTGTTTTGCCGCCGTCTTGTCCTGTGGACTTGCACAGCTCCAGCAATTCTTGCTCGATCGTATCGAGGTTGGCTTGCAGTACCTTGACAGCATCGTCGTGCTCTCGCACCATGATGTCCTTGGCGTCGCGTATCTTGATGTACGCCTGAACCAGCTTATCGACTTGCGGGGTTTCTTGTGTCATTGACTTCTCCTAGAGGATTAAATCATACAGTGTTTAAGAGCCTTGTCAAGCGATTTCTTGACGATACAAATCAACGAGGTCGTAGTGCAGGTCGATCTTGCCTTGCAGCATCGTGTACATGCGCTTCTCCACCGGACTGCCTTGCAGGTGCGTGACTGTGACTTTGTTGACCTGCCCTGCGCGGTGCGCTCGAGCGTTGGCTTGCAGATACGTCTCGGTTGACGGGATAGGCCCCCACCACACAACTTGATCAGCGCGGGTGAGCGTGATGCCGTGCGCTGTGGCCTGTGGGATGAGCAGCAGCACCTTGACCCGGTCCTCGGTCTGGAACCGCTTGATGATGTCTGCACGCTGGCCAGACGGCACGCCGCCGTGGATGTGCTCTATCTCGTAGCTGTTGGGGTCTGCGGCGATAAGCGCCACGCGCCGGTTGTTAAGCTCACGCTCCAGACGGTCCATGACATGCCGGAACGGAACGAACACGAGCACCTTGTGGCGTGTGCTGGTGATGATGTCCATCAGCTCGTCTATGCGGTTGCCCACATCGAACTCCACCACTTCCCTAGTGTCCGTATAGACTGCGCCTTGTGAGATTTGCAGTAGCTTGTTGAGCATGCCAGCAGCGTTGACCGCTGTAATTTCTTCGCCCGCGGCAAGGGCCACCATCTGCTTCTTGATCGTGTCGTAGTACTTTTGCTGCTGCGGTGTCAACGGAGTTTCCCGGGTGGTGGTCAACTGGTCCGGCAGGTCCAGACACTCTTCTTTGGTGAACCGGATAGCGGGCTGCAAAACTTCATGCACGATGGCTTGTGCGTTCTCCCGCGGCACCCATTTGTATTGGGTAATCTTGACCATCACCTTGTCCCGCCACGCACCAGCAAACCGGGGCACTGAGGTCGGGGCAATGAGCTTGGCCAACCCATAGGCGTCGAGCGGAGACTGTGCGGCTGGGGTGCCTGTCATGGCCCACACACGGGTGCTTGGTTGCACGAGGGAGGAGAGCGCTTTCCAGCGGTCGGTGCTGGTCGACTTGACCTGACTGGCCTCGTCCACAATGATTAGGTCAAACCCACCCTTGGCCAGCGCATCGTTGACTACCTTCACGCCGTCGAAGTTGATGATGATGAACTCAGCGCCGCTGTTGATGATCTTCTCGCGCTGCTTGCGGTCTCCGGTGGCGATGCCTACTGTGCGGTGCATGACGGTTCGGAAGAGGTCAGCTCGCCATGCCGTATCCATGATGGACACCGGGCACACAACCAGCACGCGCTTGACCTTGCCATGCGTCAACAGATAGTCAGCTGCCCACGCAGCGGCAGAGGTCTTGCCCGTTCCCTGCTCGTTAAAGCAGAAGCAGCGTGGATGGGTGGCGAGGAACGCCGCGGTGGTTCGTTGGTGGTCGAACGGGGTGTATACCCCGGGCCATTTGTACCGGCCGAGGATGGGGTGCGGCGGCTCTTTGATGCCGAGGTTTTTCAGCACTTGCCACTCGTCTAGGCCCCAATGGACCATGATCTTGGCTTTGTCTTCGTTGGTGGCCAGCACTTTGCTTTTGGGTATGAGCGCGGCGATCTGGTCGGCTTTTCTGGTCACAAAGACCAAGGCTTTGTTGTCGAGGATTTGCATGGGATATATGGAATAGAAACGAAAAAGAGCCGGGTAGTTGTACTACCCGGCGCAAACTGATCTAGGAGAAAACCGGGCAATGACCCCCGGTACCCCAATGTTACTTCATCTTGGCCGATTTGGTACGGGCGAACGAGCGATTCTTACCCGCGGGGATTACAGCCAGCTTACTCTTGCCCATGCCGCCCTTGGCCAGCGGGGTTACGTGGTGTACGTCCTTGCCGTCACCCTTGTGGGCCTTGCCTTCGGCCACCATCTTGCGGCGCGCGCGGTTGCGCTCAGCACGTTTCTTCTTGACTTCGGGCGTGCCGTCGTAGGCAGCGTACTCTTTGGCGTAATCGCGTGGGTTGCGTGGCATGGGATTCCTTTAGCCTCGGTGGTGAGGGCATTCAGTTACGGGGCAGAAACCGCAGAGGGGTCCCGGACGTGCGTTCCAGACACCATTCTCCACGGCGGCTTCAATTTGCGCTACTTTCCCAGCCCAGCGCGAGAGGATATCTGGCAACTGGTCGCGGGTGTACTCAGCTTGAATGATGTCCTTTGCCACCACAAAAATCAAGGCCCCTTTGACCTTCTGGACTTTCGGGTGGTGTGCCATGACCATGGCAGCCATCAGCTCTAGCTGGCCTGTGTCTGCGTACCGGCTTGACTTGCCGGTCTTGTAGTCGCCCACTCGGGCAACGGTTCCCGCTGGGTTGATGGCAAGGTAGTCGGGGATGCCACGGAACCACACATCCTTGTCAAAGAACCCGCAGGGCGAGAAGTCTGCGCGGATGCCGAGCTTCTCTTCGCATCGAATGTCACCCGACACACCGGCGAGAGGTTCCACAAAGCCGCGGTAGTGCTCCAGATTTTCAGGAAGGGGTTTGCGATCACGGATAAATTCTTCGAAAGCTTTGTGAACACGCTCACCATACATGGTGGCTTCGGTTGGCGAGGACTTGAACTTCTTGAGGATTCGGACTTCGTTGAACTGTCGACCACAGTTTTCGAACATCTTGACGGATGAGTAGGAATGCGCGAGTGCCATAGGATTGCTTGGTTGGTTTGGGAGTCCCAAGTTTACTCTTTCGACTCGTGGATTAGGCGCAGCTCGAACGAATAGTCCAGTACCATGTCGTTGACGTTGTATTGCTCCGCCAACTGTTTGACCGGGGTCCCCATCTTCCACAGTGCATACGCGGAGTCGTAATCTTCGAGCGGCATGAGACTCACACTGTGCACAGCGGGGGCCACCGACTTCCCTCGGCGATCAACAGTCGCCATAGCTTTCTCCCATGCCAGACTCACACGCCAGTGGTAGGCCCGTAGCCCACTTAGGCACCCAGCTCATGCAGTTCTCCACAAACAACTGCGCCTCTTTGGCCTCTGCTATGGGAGCGACGATGGCCGCGGCGTCATGCACGGTCAGCACCACTTGGTAGCGCTTCTGGATACGTAGCATCTGCTCGGCCACAACACAACGGGCGATGGCTTGCGTAAAGTTCTCCACCACCTTCCCGCCGTAGATACGCACAGGCAGACCTTTGGAAGTGTAGACAAACTCTTGCTTGCCTTCCTCGTTGCGGATTGAACGCAGGTCGGGGTATTGGACGAATAGGCCGCTGGGCAGCGTCAGTCCTCTACCGGGTACGACACGAACGATCCCGGGCGAATCGACAGTAAATTCCTGCCCTGCGATGAGGTACTGAAGAGCCGAGCCGGCCTTCTTCCAGAGGTCCGCAATGCGATACGCAGAATTCCGGTACGTGTCGATGATACGCTTGGCCTCATCCAACGAGACCTCGACACCCGCTTGGGTCTTGAGGAACCCTTGAAGTTTGACGTGGCCAACCCCGTAACCTGCGCCAAGAACCACAGTCTTTCCGACTTGGCGTTGCTGCTTGGTGATCTGGTCGATAGGTACGCCATAAATTTTTGAGGCCATGAGCTTGTAAACATCTTCTTTCCTTTCGAAAGCTTGCACCAAGTCATCCTGCCCAGCAAGCCACGCCAGCACACGGGCTTCGATCTGCGCGGAGTCACAGTCAATCATCATGTGCCCCGGGGGTGCTTTAATCGCCTTCTTGATCTTGCCAGCGTCCGGTCCACGGCTCGGCAGGTTCTGCATGTTCACAGAGTCTTGGCCAGACCAGCGCCCCGAGTGGGCACCGTAGTAACGCAGGGGCACAGGGAACGCACCGCGGGTAGCCATCTCGATGAACCGCTCCGTGCGGGTCTCCTCCAGCGTGGTCTTGTTGCCAAGGCGTGCAGCCACCAACGCTTGAACGTCCAAGTCATCATGCTCGGCCAGCTCCTTGAACGCCTCGTCGGTTTTGGCGAACGCATACGCAGGGCGCTTGGTCGTCGGGCTGATCTTCATGGGCGGCTCGACGTTGAGGTCACGTAGGGCCTGTGCAAACTTCTCATTGGACATGAGCAGAGTCTTGATGCCTTCGGTGCCATCGGCAAACACAGCCCGCACGGCTTCGGGGTCCGTGTAATCGCGCAGCATGTTGTCGCGCACACGCTCAAGCAAAGCAAGCTTAGATGATCGTACCCTCTCCAGATGAAGCTGGAGCGACGGCACGTCTAAGATTAGACGAGGCTCGATGAACATGCGCAGCGTCATGTCGATGAGCTTGAGTTCTTGGAGTGGGAACCCCATGCCCATGTACATCGTAAACAATTTGCGCGTCAGGTCCACGTCGTTGTTGCAATACATGCCGTAGCGTGCCAGCTCCTCGGATGTGAAGTCTTTGTAGCGTTTGCCCAGCGCGTTAAGCACCTCGTCGCCCTTGACGCCTACACCCATGCGATCGGCCTGTGCCTTGAGGCTGTGCGACTTCTCGTGTGGGAACAGGGCGCGGGACATACCCAAGGTATCTAGCCACGCTTTGGGTTGCACCTTGTAGTGCCAGTGCAGGATGGAGCCGTCGAACGCAGTGTTCTGCGCCACGATCATGGTGTCGCTCCAGTCGGTATCCCGCAGGAACTCGTTGACCTTGGGGCGGGGTAGCCACTCGGTCTTGTCTCCGAAGGTGTAGCTCAGGCCAATGGTCTCAAACCGCGTGTCCCGCACATACGCTTCGGTGGTGATACGCGACAGGGAGAAATCCCGGTCATAAAAAGTTTCTAAATCGCATACACATATTCTGGTCATTTGTACGTTTCTCCTCTAACAACTAAACTAATTGCGCGCTGTGACACGCCATACTCTTTGGCTAACGGAACCTGCAGCTCGCCGGCCGTATATCGCTTCCGTATCTCAGTCGCTTGGGCTGCGGTTAGCTTGGCGTTTACATGCCGCGCGCCGGTAGGTTGTTGTTTGCGCTTCTTCTTGTACGCGTCAACCATGTTGTCTGAAAACGTCCCTAGGAAGAAATGCCCGGGGTTGCAGCATCGACGGTTGTCGCATGTATGCAGTACGTGTGTGGGCTCGCGGCTACTAGAAGGCGCTGACGGCGAAGCAACCAAACCGCTTAACCACGCGGAAACACGATGCGCGGTGTATAGTTTTTGTCCCCACGCGACATTGCCGTACCCAGACGAATTTACACATCGCTGCCACTCCCAACACTCGGCGGGCGCTCCTACGGATACCTTTGCCCAAAACGACTCCGGTGTTTGCTGTTTAGCCATTCTTGACTCCTAGAATATTCTATGAGTCTATTGTACGCTAGTCCCTACCTGCGGCGCAAAGTTGGCTCATCGGTGTTCTCTATTGGAGTTTTAGGTAAGAAGTCGGTGTAGTTGGAGGGCTGTCCCCCAATGACGGTTGCCAGTAGCGCTCCGGAAAGCGTGTGCAAGTTCTGCTCGTTGATGATGAGTGCTACACCACCGGCATCGTGAATGTTGCGTAGGTTGTTGAGTTGTAGCTGCGTGGGCTTACCTCGCCCAGCCTTGGCCTCGATACCAACGAACCGGCCTTTGATGCACACCAGAATGTCTGGGGTTCCGCTGTTGGCGTACTGCCCACCGATGTAGTTCACCGCATAGGCACCGACACTCTTGAGGAGGGCGTGAATCTTTTTCTTGACTTTGGCCTCTGGGGTATCAGCCATCACTCAGCCTTTGCAATCAGCATGGTGGCCACGATACCTTGCACATGTTCGACGGTGTCGGCGATGTATACCTCGGCACCGGTTTCGAGTATGTATCCGTTCGACGCTTTGGTCACAGTAAACCGCGTAGTGGCGGTACCAGTTTCCCATCGGTCGGGGTGATACATACGGCTTTGGGCGATGCTAGTGGTAACGCCTCCGCTGCCTCCGCCACCCCCGATGGCTTGTTGATACTGCTGTTTAATCATTTCTTCCGTTGCCGTTGACGTTGTGCGGTTCCATGCGTTGTTGATAGCGGACATATCAAGCCTCCTTGCCTGTTTCGAGTCGATCGGCTACGAGCTTGGCGTAGCCCGCAATGTCGGCCCAGTTGTCGTGGTAGTCCGGGTCGCCGTTGATGATGCGGGCCAGCTTGTGAGCGATCATCTCCATAGCTTCCCACTGGTCGTCGGCCAGTTCTTTGTTGTGCTTGGCCAAGTGCTGCGCCATCACGCGCTTGAGGGATTGCGAGGTTGATGCATTGTCAACGAAGGTGCCGTAGCGGTTACCACGTTCTTGCAGGATAGTCTCGGTGCTGGTTGGTGTTGTCATAGTGTTGCTTCTCCTAGTTGGTTGAGTTGATCAATACGATGCTTTGTCACCGTGCGCTTGTGGATTGCCTCGAGGAGTCGAGGGTCCACCCGTTTGAATGGCCAGAACACATTTTGCGTAGATGTGCTCGAGGGTGTGTCGCAGGTGGATAGCTTCTTCGACTGCGGCGTCACGTTGGTTTCTGAGTTGACGGTTTTCATATTGAAGGTCTGCGACAAGCAGATCAATTTCACGATCGTTCATGTCATGCTTTCTGTTGTTCGATAAATTTGGTTAAGCGCTCGATGCGCTTTTCGTGGTAGTTGGCCATGTGGTGTGCGTACTCTTCTGAGCTGTACGCTCTAAGTAATTCACGCTGGGCTTGATTTAACTCTTCCTCGGCCAGCTTGATGGCGGTCGGGGGGTGGAGTAAACGGATGAAGTCGGCGAAGAAGATGCGAAGCATTATTTTGCCTTGGGTTTAAAGCGAGTGTCTTTGGTCTTGGCTCGGTGGGCCTGACCCGCCTTGGATGCCTTGAGGGATTGCTCTTGGTCTTTGATCATCTTCTCACTCTTGCCAAACGGACTACCCTCTCGGATGTTGAATGCGTTGGGCAGGGGCCAGACTCGTTCGTCGATGTTCATGGTTTCTCCTTAAAGTCATCCACTGCAATGCACCCGCGCTCCCGGCATCCCTCGTCGAGGTCCGGCAGGAACTCGTCCAGTGCGTTGTATATCTTCTCTCGCAACAGGCTTGGTGAACCGAAGTAAAGCGTAGATATGATCATCAGCTTCTCGACCAGCGGCTTGGCTTGTTCGTATTTCATTTCTGTACCTCGTTGTGAATCTCAGTTCGTATGGAGTTTGCCCGAGCGATGTAAACGGGGTGTACCCGCCGGTTCAGCACCTGCGCCTCGTCCAGTGCGCGTTCGATGGGCACCGCTTGAGCGGAGTCCCACTTGTCCGTCTTGATCAGGGCTTGGCATGCAGACATCCCACCACGCAGTATGCGCACACCCACATCCTCACCGCCGATGTCAGGGTCCATCTCTGAGGCCACACCGATGGTCGCCAGCATCAAGGCCAAGTTCTCCAGTAGGTCAGCGCATGGCTCACCGTCTTCCATCATGTAGAGCTTGATCTTGCGGGTGGTCAGGTCATCGGCCAGCTTCTTCTGCGCCATGGCACGGGCCACAGGGTTGAGGGCTGTGTTCTTGCTGACGTACTTGACTCTCATGCCATGATCCAGAAAGCCACCAACATGCCGAAGCCAATGATGATGGTCATGTAGATAACGTACAGGCAGATGGTTTGCAGTTGGTCCCAGTCATCCATGGTTCTTCTCCTTGAGTTTTTTCTCAGCCCACCAGACGGCGGACTCAAACGCTTGCTTGTCCACCCAAGACTCTTTCCAGCCCTGCTCGATGTCCTCATCCGTCAGCCCAACCCACTGGCGCTGGTGTGCGTACTCTTGTGTATCGTCGTCGTCAATCATCGCTTCTCTCCCCATAATGCCCAGCCCACAATGAGGCCAAACGCCGCGCCAAAAGCCAGCGCCAACAGGATTTGAATTGCTTCAGTGGTCATGGTTCTTTTCCTTTAACAATTGCTCAACGGCTTTGGCGTGGTTTCTGAACCTATTGCGCCACTTTGCCGTCCGCATCACTGTAATTGCATCACGCTCTTCATCCGTCAGCCCCACCCAAGTTTTTACAGATGGCTCCTGCGCCCTGCACTTGTCGCAGTCGTGGTTCACACAGCCGATCTTTGGCTCATCGTCATAATTTAACCCAAGCTCACGGGCGTTCTCTGCCTTCTTGTCGAGGGCGTCTTGGCTGATGATGGATTGCAGGGCGGTGATGATCTCTCCATGCTCCATCCACCCAGTGCCTTTTTTCAACGCCCCCAGCGCCTGTTTCACTGCGGCCAGTTGTTGTTCGTTCATTTGGTTTCTCCTCTTGCTCGGATGGCGTCAGCAATCCGTTGTGACTGCTGAACCGTTGATTGGTCAAACCCAAATTGACTAGACCTAAACGGTTCTGACGAAAGACGTTCGTGCGCGTCCTTGGTGTCAATGTATTGCTGATGCAACCAACCAGCCACCTTCGCACACGCCTCTCGCTCGTCAGCACGGGCAAGGGCTTCAAAGCGTTTGAGTTGTTCAAGATGTGCAATCTCACCTGATTGCCAGAAATACGGCATCTGAGCCTCACGGGCCAGCTCAATCGTGTCTCTCATTTGGTTTCTCCTTAAATTCATAATCTTTAAACACTGCGCCTTTGCTGGCATCGCCGCGCCAACACTCTTTGACCCAGCCGCGCTTGCCGGACTTATAAGTGCGCCAATGACCTCTTGCTTGATGCCTGCGTGGGCTTGCGTGTGTACCGCCGCGAGATTCTGACTGATGCTTGGGCGGCTCAATCGTCACTGTGTGCCAGTCGTACGTGGGCAACTTGCCTTCTTTTATTTTGCGGCGATTTGTGAATGTGTCTTTGGCTGTTGGCACATATGCTTCAATCTTCATGTCAAGCGACGCATAAAACATAGCCAAAATCCCGCACATCATTGACTGGTCTTTTGGGTCAATAGGCTTGTCTACGGCTCCCGTCTTTGGCTCACCATTGTGCTCGGCAACAAGGAACGACCCAAGGGATTTGTATCCCGTCGGCTTCATAATCCAACCAGTCACAATGGTTGCTGTTGGCTCTGCCAGCACTGACAACATGAAGTCACCCTGCGCTGTCTTTCCACACAACATCATGTTTTTGTACGGTGCTGGATGTAACAAGTATTGTTTTGGGTCTGCTCCAATGTATTTTTTGATTGCTCCAGTCACATCAAACCACTGCATCTGAGTTGGGTCAAGATTAGCAACCGATACCATCTTGACCATTTCCCGCACCAACGGCGTCATTGCGGCTTCTCCTCTTCTGCAAAATCCATCTCTGGCGGGTGTGGGATGTCGTCATGCACGATGACGCCGTATTCATCTGCTGGCAGAAACCTGCCGCACACTACGCAGTGGTAGCCTTCTGTTTTTTCGTTCATCTCACCACCCCCACAAACACAGCCAACACACCAGCACCGATGGCACCGAGCACGATGCCCAGCCACAGCGCGGCCCAGTACTTCATAGACTTGCGCCATGCGCTAGGGGCTTGGTGAATCCAAAACGCAGGGATGCGCTTGCCCACCTTGGCGGGGCTGATGTTGAAATGTTCCTGCTCGAATTGTTCTCTTGGATTCAGCATTTCACCGCTCAACTGGATTGCCGCTTGCTTTACGCTTTGCCCTGTAAGCTCGTTGGTATGCGTTGTATTCATCTCTGTTCCTTTCTTGCCATTGCTTGGTTTTTTCGTTTGAACACTGTTTGCAAATACTTTTCCGTTTGAGTGGGCCGGTCCTTCCGATGTCCACATAAAACTCAAATTCTGGTTTTGTCTCCAAACAAGACGGGCAGCGTTTGTGGTCTTTCGGCATGTCGCAATAACTGTCTCCACTCATTGCGGCATGTCTGACATTGCAGGACAAGCAAACGATTCCGATCCGGCCACTTCTGTAATGTTGTAGGCTGGCAACCGTTGGCATTCCATCCTTTGACCGCCAGTTCATAGGCACGCCGCAATCGGGACAGTTCATTCCTACACTGACAAACGCTTCGAGTTGCTCATTGGTTGGGACTACCTTGCCGTTTCTTTTGGCCGACGCCCTCATTTGCCCAAACCTGTAGTGCTTGTCGCACAAAGTCTGATTGCCCTGTTTAATGGTTGCATCACAATCACAGCGAGCGCACTTCATATCAACTCCTTTTGTTGGAATGACTACAGTGTACTATTTTGAATTGATCTGTCAACGCTGGTCCACCTGTGTTTGTGTTGTTCATAACTTCCCGCCTTTCTTTGTAACGCAGGGCCATATCTCCACGAGAGGTAAAGCCACCAACACCGAGCCGTTCATGTGTCGATTGGCGGGGTTGTTGTAGATGTAGTTGCGCACCATGTCCCGCACTTGACCGAGCGTCACGGTTGCGGGGGCGCAGTGGTATTCACCGCGAGTCATGTCAACCACGCCAGCCACATAACCCATGGCCAGCATGTTTTGACTAGCATCTCCAGAGTCCATGCGCTGGAGCAGCTCGTTGCCCGAGTAGAACTGCGCCGATGCGGTTGTGCTGGCAACAAGGGCCAGCGCCGTGATGATGTGTTTCATTTGCTTCTCCGATCACAGTACTTGTTGATCTCCTTGATGGCCCGTGGCTCACTGCCATCGAACCACCAAGCGGTGCAGTGCTTGTAGAGCGACTGATCGTCCATCAAGGCGCGTTCACGCCCCTCAACGTAGCCCTGCTCGTAGCCCTTGGTGAATGCCATCCCCATCAGTTCGTAACCGATGAAGATGGTAAGCGCCAGCCAGATTGCGGCAACGTATTTCACTCAGCCCTCGCCGCAGTACGTAGAATCTCAATACGATCTTTGTGAGCCACGGTGGTGTACGTTTTCGAACCCCAATTTTTTGTCAGGTGTGCGCAGATCGAAGCTCGCAACGTCGCCGCGTGAAATTGTCCACACTTCACCTCGTACACTTCACCGATGGCAAGGTCCATTTTCATTTCGTCGCAGACGTAGCGCTTCAGCACGCCATATGGATACCGAAGTTCGGCACGCTTGGTCCTGACTGTCGGCTCGACAACCCTAAGCTCGCCAAACTTCTCACCCTCGGGGGTGATGATCTTGTAGGTGCAACCCAATGCGTTGATCAGGTTAATGGCACGAGTCAATTCACGTTTTTGAATGTCTTTCATTTTCAGTTCTCCAGTGCAAATAAAACAATAAGAAAAATCACAACCGCGGGGGCAACCCACAGCATCAGCTTGTCATCCCAATACATCTCAGGCTCTGCGTCCTTCTCAACCACAGGGCCTCGCTCACCGGGGCCAAACGCTTGCTCTACCGTGCGGGGGTGCACATAAGTCAATGGGTCATTCATTGGAACCTCCGAAGTCGAGTTCGAGTTGCTGGGGGTGGTAGGGTTTGGGGTGGGCATCGTAGTCCTCCAAGTCACGTATCCTCATGTCGAGGCGTTCTGCAATGGCCACCAACAACGGGTGGGTCTCGTGCTGCGCCATGCGCAGCAATTCTTGATCGCTCAAGTGTTCATACATGTTAGGTCCTTACTTTGCTGGGTCTCTGAATGTCAAAAAATCGCCGTGGTCGTCCAGCTCGAACCACAAGACGCGCCCCGGTGGTGGGTGCGGCACTACTTGAAACGCGTCAGCTACTATGGCTATGTCCACGATCTTCTTGAGCCACGCGGGTTGCGTACCAACTGTGCCACCCGCGCCTTCACCTCGTTTGGACTCGGCTGGGAAAAACATGCTCAGGTTCCACGACCCATCCACCTGTTCCACATACCGGCAGACGTGTGGCTGCGTGTTAACCAAGTCATCCATCTGGTCACTCGTCATTCGCTACTCCTTCTTCAATGCCCCAGTCCCATGCGTCGAGAGTCGAGGTGACTTTCTGCAGGGTGTCGAGGCGCACACTCTCCTCCTTGCGGAGTTCTTTGGGGTCAACATCAGCCATCGCTGCCTCAAGCTGTTGTCGGGCTTTCTCAAGCGCGGGGTCGTTGGTCACGTTGAGCTGAGTCAACAGACCGCAAAGCTCCTGCGCGTTGGTCACTGTCGTGTCGTGAAACGTCTTGCGCTTGCCCATGTCGTCTAATGTTAGACGGTCCTTGAGGCGGGTGAGCACCTCGTGCATACGACGCCATGCATCTTGCTGTGCGGCCGCAACCTGAATCTGCAAGCGCTGTTCATACTGACGAACCAAGTCGTCCTGCACCTCACGCTCAATGTCCAGTCGGAAGTCGCCCGAGGTGGGCAGGGGTGTGAACGTAAGGTCGAAGCTAAACTTCTTGGCGATCTTCGAGCGCTCGGGGTATTCGTCACGGTCAAAGAGAGTGCCCAGCTTGAACGCAGCAGCAGCCACCAGCGTCTCGTACTTGTCGAGGAACGCATCGACCAGCAACCTAAACTGATCTTCATAGCGGTTCATGTCCGTCTTGTAGTCCATGAAGGCCGCGGTAGACAACAGGCGTGGGCCCATGTCATCCCAAGGCAGGGTCATTTGGTAGTGGCGCATACGAGCACGAGCTTGGAACTTCACGATGGCATCCAGCTCGGCGCAGTCAGCGAACAGGTTCTTGTATACCGACGCCGCACGGGTAGAGCCAGAACCTTTGGATGTAGTGACCTCGCCTTGGGTGCGCTTGTCTTGCTTGCGTCCAGAGTAGGTGCTGATGTTCAGGGATACGAGCATGGCTGCACGGGCCACACCGGCTACGTTTTGTTGTGTCATTGTGTTTTCCTATTGTCTAATCGTAGATGAGTTTGCTTACACGCGGCTTACTTGGAGCTTGCCGCTTCGTCATGCAGTTTGGTTTTGAAAATCAGTGTGTCGATGTAGTCATCGGGCATGAGGGTTATACCCAGCAGCTCTTCCATAGGGATTGCGCGCACCAGCTTCTTGTAGTTGGTGCCGTTGTCGCCCTTGTTGCTGCCGATGTATTCGTCCTTGATGTGCACCGCGTCGCGCATCAGGTCAAGCAGTGCAGCCATGCGTGCTTCGTTGAGCACAACATCACGCCCACCAATTTTTACTAAGCCTCGCATGATTCATCCTCCAATTTAAAAGTTACCTCGTTGCACTCACAGGAATCTATGAACGCCTCTTCACTGGTGCATGCGTCGTAGTCCTCTTCGAGCGCCTTGTAGAGTTCCTCGGCCGCATCCTTGGCGTACTCGTGAATCTCTGTGGCCAGCTCGTTCTCAAGGTAGCCCCACTGTTCTTCCAACAGCGTGTCCCAATCCTCTTGGCTCATGTCGCTGAATATCCCTGCGGGCAAACAGTTGCCCGGTGTGTAGTCAATGTCCGCGCCCTGCGCCATGTAGTTGGCACGATGACTCCCACGACTGACTTTGCACGTCACGCCGTAGTTCTCCATGTCCATATACAGCGGCATGTAGGTGTTGTCGTAGCCCTTGTCGCGCATGAATCGCAGCACGTCCACACGGGCATCGAACGCCGCGCCGTCGCCCTGCGAGTAGAACCCAGAGTAGGTGACGTCCTTCGGGTCAATGTCCAAGATACCCTTAGACGTTTGCTCGGAAACAAACCATTCGATGGTGTTGTCGCCTTCCCACCAGTGGTGTGACACCCAATCCCAATACTCACGCTCGAACCGCTTGGGGTCGAGCTTCTGCAACTCAAGCACGGAAATTTCTTTGGTCGTCATGTTGAACTCCTTAGTCAATCGTGATGGTTCGCTGCACATTCAGTATGTATTTCACGCCGTCGCCTTCGTACCGATGTTCAATGTCATCAGTCTCCTCGCCGACGCGGACAAACTCTGAGCAATACCCAAGCTCTGTAATGTTGATGAGCATCGCGTCAAACGCTTTCACGTCCTCGTAGCTCTCGTACCACTTGACGTCTTGCATCTCGAACACGAGGCGCTGATTCCGGTCGTCCCACTGCGCTTCACCGCCGAACCACTTGCCCATAAGCTGCTCGAACTTGGTGCTCATCAGGACCCGCAGTGCTTCATACTTCTCAGCCTCATACTCTTTGTATGCGTCGGGACCTAGTGGGTCCTCGGGTGCGGCGGGGTAGATGACTGCTGTCACTTGGCTTCTGTATCCCATGATGTTCTCCTTGTCTAAGATTAGACGTCGATGTGCAACGTCTGGCCGAACGGTGCGCGGATGTGGTTCTCGGTGATGGCCCACAGTGTTGGTGCAACCTCGTCGCCCCAGCTACCTACGTAGCCATCGGTGAACTGCACGATCGCTTGCGGTGTGATGTGCTTCTCCTTGAGGTAGTCGGCCAGCACGGAACCATCAGTGCCGCCACCGCCGCGGGGTGTGAGGCTGCTCATGCTGAACTCGCCGTTGTCGAACACCTGCTCAAGCTGCACGTTGTAGTCCCAATAGATCACGCGGGTTTTCTCAGGTCGAACCGCCGCAACGATGGCCGCGATCTCACTGCTGAACCTAGTGAGGACCGTACCCGAGAAGCAAGAGCCCGACGTGTCGAACCCAATGACCAGCTCACCCATCGTCTCGCTGTGCATGGAGGGCATGTATATGTCCTGTGTCAGGTAGCGTCGGTTGGGTTTGCGCCATGTGCTCTCGTCGTTGCCTTGGCATGTCTGCTGCACGAACTCACGTAGCTTCTCGCGCCAGTTAACTTGAGGCTTGAGCAAGTCACCCAACACACCATCTTTGTCACCCGCACCCTCGCCACGCTTGCGGGCCAGTGCCTCGCCCTGACGCAGAGCACGATCAATCTCTTGGGCTTGCGCGGCTTGGGTCTTGGCATCCTTCTGACCTGCGTTCTCCCAGTCATGCTCGTCGATGCCACTGCCTGAGCCGTCACCCTCACCGTCGCCATCGCCCGAGTTGGGGTTCTGCTGTTGCTGCTGCTTGAGGTCGTTGAAGATTTGATGGACTGACCAGCCACGATACTTGGCATCGGGTTGCACACCTACCTCGGGCATGAGGATGAACCCCTCGTCCTTGTCCATGTCTTGCAGAGCAAGGTTCACGAAGTGGTCGGCGGCGATGTTGGCCAACTGTGCGTTCTCTTTCCACAGGGTGCGCCATACAGTGAGGTGCTTGTATGACGCATGCATGGCCTCATGCAACACAACGAAGCGCAAGCATGGGTCACTGGCCAGCACGGTCGATACGAACGTCGAGTTGTATCGCTTGTCCCAGCCGTTGGTGCATGCCGTGGGGATGGTGTCGTCAATGGTCGTCTCGCCACAGGCCAGCACACCAGAGAAAGCGCAGAAGCGCTTGTGTCTCATGATACTGACGTGGGCTTTTTTGATTCGGTCAAGTGGTGTCATTGTCGTTCTCCGTCTAAGATTAGATGCCTCGAATACTTACTGGGATGGGCGCAGTGCCGTCGAGTCGAGCGGCGAGTGCTTCACCTATGGCCTTGTGTTCAGGCGGCATGTGTGTAAGGAACGCTTCGACAACCAACGGGGTTACTGCGTCGTCGCACCGGGCCGTGTCGTTTGAGAAGCCTGCATATCTGCTCGTGCCGCTACGCACTCGCGCAATTGCCGCCTCCGTAGAATCCCGTGCGTAACTCTGGTTGATAGGAGTGGGGTAGCGCCCATTCGCCGAACGTATGGTGTAGTCCAGCTCCAGATACTCGCACCACTGATCGCGCAAGGGTTGGGGTGTGAGGTGGATGTTGAAGACCGTGCCCCAGTCGCATATCCACGCCACGTTGTCCCCGTAGTCTTGCATGAGCATCTCGAACAGCTTACGAGACTTAGAGCTATGCCCCCCGGTCACCGTGAGCTTACGTAGCATGCGTTGGGTTGCTGTCTTGATGCGCTTGGGAACCTGTTGTGGGTCGATGTAGATTGAGCCAATCACAAGCCCCGGTGTGCGCAGATCGCGCACTGCGTCAAATGAATTTGCCATTGTGTTTCACCCCGCGAGGGGTGCTCCGTCTAAGATTAGAAGTATTTGCCCAGCGATGCGGCTTGCTTGGTGAACGCTTTGTTCTTGCATGCCATACCTACCTTGGATGCGTTGGTCGCCAGCGTGGAGATGAACAGAGTCCGTGCCTCGAACTGTTCCCAACGATCGACGTAGGCCATGACTGCATCCATCGTGTCCTCTTTGACACGGCCAGCCAGCATGAACGCCATGAGGAAGTAAGCACCTGCACCCTCGGGCAGCTTGGTCTTGTCGGGCGCTGTGGTCACTGCCTCGAACGTAGGTATCTGGTCGGCCAAGTGCACGAGGGCTTCCATGTCACGCGCCGCTGACTCGCCGATCGTGCCAGCCAGTGCAGGGATAAGCGCATCACCCAACACCTCACGTCGCTTGATGATGTTGGATGTTTTCTCCAGCGAACGTGGTGAGCAGAACGCCTTGATCTGACCAGCGCGTGGGTTGAAGATATACGGGTTGTTGTCGCCGTCATCCAAGTCGGTGTAGCTGTCGAACACCTGCGGGTATTGCTTGGCGAACACCATCACCTCGGGGGTCACGTCGTTGGCCGCGGCCCAGTGCAACCACTCGTCCGCTGTCGGGTTGCCCACGTTGACCACAGTCATGCGGTTGTATGCATGTGCAGGGATGTTGTCGCCCACCCCATCGGTGTCAAGGTTGGTCGTCGCAAACACCACGCTACCCACGGGCAGTTCAACGTCACCCAGTCGGTGTTCGAGGATGACGGGCAACAGCATGTTGAGCACAGGGCGTGAGGCTTTACCCAACTCGTCGAGCATGAGCAGCACGGGCTTGCGCTGACCCTTGGCGATACCGAAGCGAGCGTTGGGTGCATACGATGTGGTCATGCTGTCCCGGTCAATCACTGGCATGGCCAAGTCACCAAGGTCGAGGTTGGCCACGTCGATATAGCAGGGCAGGTAGTCCGGCATGCGTTGGGCCAGCGTCTTGAGGATGCTTGACTTGCCTACGCCGGGTGCACCCCGCAACAGGATGGTGTTGCTTGCGCCGCAGTTTTCGATCAGGGTGGTGGCTTGAGAAAGGTTGATTGCGAGTTTCATTTTGGTTTCCTAGATAGGTTGGGTTTTACTTAACGGTTGGTCTAATCTTAGACGTGCTTGCTGTCACGGGCCTTACGCAGTGCTGCGGCTTCGTTGCGCAGGATTCTGTATTTGGCTTCGTCTTCGACTACGGCTTTCAGAATGAACGCGAGCCGGTCACGATCTTCTTTAACGCGCAGGGCGTAAGCTACTGCGAGAC